GGTTAACACTCCATCCAGAATTTCCAGATAATCCAGAATCACCAGCCATTTTAGACCAGTATCCTAAAGCACCAGCACCTACAAAAGCACGCTTAACACCTGCTTCTGGTACATACTGAAATATTTTTTCCATATCATCTACAAAGTTACCATAAGAATAACTTGCTTCAGATGCAGTAAAAATATTCTGATAATCATGAGTTGCAGTACTAGAACCATATTTTTCTAAAGCACTTACAATTCCATAAGTAGTTCTAATAAGATTTCCGTCTTTATCAGTTCTTCCACCATCTGCAAATGAATCATCAGCAGGAGCAGTACCATCTGCTATGTCAAGTCCTGTTCCACCTACTCTCTTACCAAATAAGAAAGCTTTTTCTTTTTGCATTTTGTGTTCTTGTGCTTTCTGTCTACGTAATCTAGCAAGTTCAGATGACTCACCTTTTAATACTGCAGCTTGTAACGTACCAGTTACCTGCAAAGCAGTTTTAAAAATTTGAGTACTATTCCAAACTACAGATAATTCATCAGCCCAAGAATCAGGTGCTTCACTACCTTCACCTTGTGCATTACCAATAACGCAAAAATAATCATTTGCATTAATATCAAGGGATGCACCAGTTAAGTTCTTAAGAATAATATGATTTGCTGACGCTCCCACATTAGTAATAACAACTACACCTTTGTTTGATGTTTTAGTAGAATCCCACAGTTCGCAAACTAATCCTATATAAGAACTGTCTACAGCAGCTGGAAGACCTGTCATTGTTTTTATTTGCAACTCACTTGGAAGAGTATCATCTGCTGGTAATACACCAGAATCAGAGGATATATCTTCATGAGCTTGGAACTCTTGTTTTACCCAAGGGTTTCTGTGTTCAAACATTTTGAAAACAGGGTCTGGTACTGAACGCATTTCCTGATTACTAACCATTGTAGTAAAGGGAGCAACGTCAGTCCATAGTTCCTTAGTTACTTGCGGGTCTACATAAAAATCTCGGCGATCATCATATAGTACTCCACTAGCACCAGAAAGGTTTTTTGTTGTAGCCATTTATTTGACTCCTTTTTTACTTAGCGTCCTAGTAATGCATCACTAAATGACTGCTCTTCAGTTCTTGGTTGTTCAGACTTTCCTGTAATCACAGAAGGGTCTTTAGGTACCGATAACCTTTGAGCTTGATTTTGCATTTCTTGTGTTTTTTGTTGCACTACTGGGTTCGCATTTGTTCTTAATTCAAATAACTTAGCTAAATTATCCATAGATAGATTATCAGGAGCAGAAGCCCATTGAATAAACTCACCTGCTTTTTGATTATCCCAGCCATAATTATTAACAGCATGACTATATGCTTGTTGTCTTATAGCTTCTTGTTGTTGAGCAGCAGCTTGTTGCTCATATGCTTTTTGCATATCAGTTTGACGTTGCGCGTCAACACCTTTTAGATAACCAAGATACTCATCTCTATAGTTTTCTTTAGCCATTCGATACTGAAACGACTTTGATTCTGGGTCGTTATAAGCATCGACTTCATTGTAATTAACTGGTTTTTCAGGTTCTGTTGGCTCCTTCAACGAAGACTGCTGAACTCCCATTTGGGTTTGTCCTGCAGGTTGTCCGTTGGAGAGCTTTGCTTCTAAGCTATCAAGAACCTCTGGATTTTGACGTAACATTTGCTCAACAGGAGCCATGCTATTTCTATAATAATCCAGTTCTTCTCTAAGCCCAGATAGTTCACTCTTGGCTTTATCAGCCTGTGACTGCCAGTACTCATACCTATTGGTGTCTTCTTTTTGGTCAACACCGTTTTCTGTGGTTTGGCTAATTGGTTCTGCAACTTCTTGCCCTGTAACAGGGTTAAGGTCTACGTTAGAAACTTGTTCAACTTGAGGTGCCTCTGCAGACAGCTCTCCTTGAAACATTTCTACGTTACCTGCGGGTGCAGTACCAGCATCAACTACTTCCAATTTTTCCATTTTCTTTTCCTTTTTTGCGATTTGGTTAATTCCAGCAACCGCTTCCTCAATTCTTTATGCTTCATCTAAGCTTAATATTGTTTCATTCATCTCTCTTTGTGGATTGTTATTACTAGCAACAGAGAGATCTTGCTTTGCATTTTTTAATTCATCAGACAATCTTGTTTTATATAATTGCTGTGCCATTTCCACTTTAGCTTCTGCTTTAGCAAGTTTCTTTTCAAATTCTTTTACTTCTACACGTTTTCTATCATGTAATGATTCTCTTTGTGCAGTCTGTAGGTCACCTTTAAGTTTTTTAATTTCTTCAGCTTGTGATTGTACTTGACCTTGTAATTGTTGCATTTGACCATTTCTTTCTAGTACGCCTTCCATATCTGCAACGTCAGTTTGTTTTAATAACTCTATTTGGTCAATTAAACCAGCTTGATATAATTGCATATAGTACTCAAATCTTCCCCAACGATTACTTGGAAGTGTTGAACCAGATAAAACTATAATATCATACTTACCTATAGTTATATCATTTATTTTTCCTACTACATTTCCTATATCATCATATAAAGGACTATTTAATACAACTTCTTTAGGTTTATTATTAGGTTGCATTAACCTTAAAATCTTTTGGTCTGTATATACAAATTGTATTAATCCAACCACTACTTTTGCTAACTGGTTCATTCCTTCTTCTATATCATCTCTTTTGGATTTAATGCGTCTTTGTCCATATTCATCTAAAGCTACAGTACCTTTAAAAGTTTGTGGTGCAGCACCCATGTCGCCCTGCATTAAAGCGTATATACCAAGGATTCGTTCTATATCGGCTTTTGCATCTGCCTCATTTTTATATAATTCATTTGGCAAAGGTATAGGGGAAGCAACTATTGGACTACCTAACTCTGGGTCAAACTCTATAACCGCTGTTCCAGCTCTTCCCCAATCTTGTTCTACCTGCTGTTTGTTTACTGCACCACGAGGAATTAATAATTTTACGTTTGTACTACTAGATGCATGTGCAATAATTAATGAACGAATTTTATTTATATACTCTTGCAATCCCTTCACTAATCTAACATCAGACATAGGATAAGGATTGCGATTAAAACCATTCATAAATGGCACAATAGGATATTCCTCTATTGGTAAAATTGATTCATATAACATATGGTCACCAACAGTAACGCATTGTTTTATATTTGTTATTTCTATTTCATTAACCATTATTTTATTAGAATTAATTAAATGGTCTTTAGTTGCAATATCAATGTGACTAGTTGAATTTGGAATAGAACCTTCATGTTCTTTACCTGCCATAGGCATTTGCTGTCCAGTCATAGGGTCTATCATCATATGAAACGTATCACCTAATTGCTCATGCATTTGAACATAGCCTCTTACATCTTTTTCAGCTGTAATTATTAGAGGCTCTTGGTCAGCTGTAGTAAGTATTACTATTTGTTCTTTTTTATAATCTTCGTATTCTTGTGTATTATATACATATTCTTCATTGCTATAAGGGTCGTATATTTTAAAATAAGGCATACGTATCTTTGTATACCTTGTAAACATTTCTAATTCTCTATCACCAGTAATTTTTTGTCCAGATATTCTACTTTTAACAGTAACATCTTCAGAATATAAAGAATGCCTACTTTCTGCAGGAATATTTATATAACTAGTTTCTTGTACTTCTTTTATTTGTTCTTCATATTCTGGGTAATATTGAATTAATTGATTTTCACTCATTAATTTTGCTACTAAAATATGTCCAGAATCCCTACAGAAGGTGTCTTTACTGCTTGGGTCAAAATACACTTCAAGTGGGTCTAATGATTTAAGACAAACTTCACCACGACCAAAGTCTTTATCTGGGTCAGTATAAGCCATCATAACTCCCATGCCCTTAACATAGTAATCATCGATGCATTGCTTGAGTTCTACGTTGCCATTAGATGTATCCCAGACGTAGGACATCAAGTCAGAAAATAAACGACCAACTTCTGTATCGCTGGTTTCTCTAGCAGTTGACTGAAATCGTGGTTTATTTGCAGAGAGCATTGCTTTTGCTTGCTCTACTGCAGAAAAAATTACATTTACTACAATTGGCTCTTGAGCTTTATTACGCAATGCATCAGACTGTTCTTTTGTCCATTGTTTACCATTACGAAATTCATTATCCTCCACAGCTTGTTTAGACCAATTTTGTCTAGCTGAACTATATTCGCTTAAAAGATCTTGAGTTAATTGTACTTCTGGGTCTTTATCAGAGTTATTATTATGCATAAAGTTAGGTTTTTAATAAGTTAAACTATTAAGTTAAGTAAAAAGTTCCAAATTAAGATGTTTTCCAATCATAAGTCTTTGCAGCAATATTGCTGCTAGATTGTTTTTCTTTATCTTCTACTACGTGATTAGGTGTATAACATTTTTTCATAGCATAATATAAACCATCTAATAAATCATCATGTTTACCTCTGGGGTATAATAATAGTTCATCTTTTAAAGATAATTGACTTTTTTTAATATATACTTTTTTTTGTGCAAAATATGGCTCCATTGTTTCAAGTCTTGATGATTTACTAGTTCGTGGAGACTCTTTTATTTCTAATCCACTAATAAATAGATTTTCTTCTTCTGTCCTTTGTCTTAAATATTCTCGTAACATTTCCTGATAGCCAACAGACTCTATACGTACCTTTACAGGTTTGTATAGTTTAAAATACTCTATAATGCTCTCTGCTAAATTCATAGGGGTTGCTCTTTTGCGATAATATTCTAGAATATACCGATTATTATTATTATCAACTGCTACAGGCATAATTACACTATAGTCAGCTGTTTTGCGTATTGAGGATGCAGGGTCAACCCCCATAAAGACGTTTACTGGTATTTTATTAGAACCAGTATCTAAATAATGTTGATTATCTTCATCTATTTCTAGTTCATAATCATGATATTGTATATAGTCTTCTTTAAACAGCTGGTCTTCATCACCAACTATTTGACATAGATACTCTCTATAAAAAACACTTACTCTTGCTATTGACTCTAACTCTTCTTTTTTCTGTTTTAATTTTTTTATAGGTTGCCATTCTTCCCATAATGCAATTTGTTTATCCATGTCTGGACTAAAATGCATATTTACCCAACCTTTCATTTCTTTTAGTACTTCTACTAAGCAGCGTTGATGCTGCGGTGTGCCAATAACAATTATTTTCCCTTTCTTAGGATCTAGTGAAGGAACTGCTGACTGCAATAACCATCTAAGGTTTTGCTCCATAGCTTCAGCAGTCTTAGTATTATTCTCATCCTCTGGGTCATCTACAATAATAAGCGTAGGTCTTTGACTACCTACTTTAATTCCTCTAAGCTGTTGACCTGTACCTTTGCATATAATCATAGAGCCATCTTTTAACTCTATTTCTGACTTAGCCCATTGTTTTGCACTATGTTGTCCCCAATATCCATAAATAGCTCTAAAAGTTTCGCTATAATCAAGAGTATCTTTAATTGTACCTAATAACTTTATAGCATGGTCTTGAGTTCTAGACACTAAAACTATTAATTTACTCCCCTCGTGATGCATAAGGTGGTATAAAGGGTAGACACCACCCACAATGGAGGATTTAGCATGACCACGAGGGGCTATGATGTTTACTTGCTTGGAGGCATCGTTTAGTAAAGCATCAGCAATTTTATAATGAAAATCTGGAGATGGTACAGTAAACATGTTTGGCATTATAATTTTACCAAACATTATCATATTCTCTTTTAATTTATTTATAACTAACTTGTTATCTTTTGCCACGTTTTTTCTTTTTTGGTTTAGGGCATGATGTAAGACTATGTATCATTGTTTCTTCGTAATGTCCAGTTTTTATACCACAATGCTTATGATTGCCACAATCTGTAGCAAATGCACATTCTTTATCTATAATAGGACAATGTGCAAACATTAATAAATATCGTCACTCCACAATATACCATAAGTTTCCATTTCTTTTAAAGCGTCAATAGCTACAGAAGAAAGAAACTCTGGGTCACTAGTAGGCATAGCAGATATTACATGTAATGCTCTTACAGCTACATCTAATTGGTCTTCCATAATATTTGCATTAACATGCTCATATTCTTCATCAGGAGTCAGGTTGCTCATTTGTTTCCTCTTTTCTTTGTAATGTTAATTTATTTTCCTCCAATGCTATAGTATCAGCTATTTGTTTAGTAACATCTATTTGTACTGTATCTGTTAATACTTTCTTACTAGGTTTCATTTCTAGTAAATCCATAATTGCATCATTAGCCTTTAAGAAGTTGTTAACATCACCCTTACCCTCTGCCATGTGTAACGCTCTTAATAGGTTATCTACTGCAAATTCTTTATTAACACTCTTTTTAGATAATAATTCTTTTAGTTTTTCTTCTACCATATCTTTTGTTACCTTTTGTTTTAAAAATCTTCTTACAGTTGCCGCAGGTATCTTTTGGTCTGGTCTATATATGTTACCTAATTTGTCAAAATCTACCTTATCCCCAGATAATAACATATTTGCGTATGCCCCTACTGTATTCTTTGCTCTTGTAGTGTTTATTTCCTGTTCTTTCCAATTCTTTGCTGGATTAGTTTTAGAATAACACTCATATGCGTGATTTAGCTCAAATTTTATTGTAGAAAATGAACTACCCCATCCAACACCACATGTTAGCTTAATAAATGTTCGTATATTACCATTTTTATCTGTATAGTCCTTTCTAGACACACATTCACTAACATACTCATCATCTGTTAATCCCCAATCACCAGTATTGCACTCTTTCCAGTATAAATATTTTATATTTTTATTTTCAGCTTCATCCTTAGTGTATATAGGATATTCTGCTGTTTTTCTATTAATTCTTCGTTTAATTTTTATCATAATCTCTAGTAACTGTTACTTATTAGTAACTGTTACTATATAAGTAACTTATATATATACTATATACTTTAATCCATACTCTCATCAGGATTATACCCCTGCTTTTGCTCAATGATCTTGCTAATTATCTTAAATTCAGCCTCTAACTCATCTGCACTAGTGTTGATTCTGTCTTGTAAGGCATGATATTCTTCATCAGTCATGTCAGATTGTTCCCATTCACCTGTTATCATGTTAAATACTTCGTAAACTCTCTTTTTACTGCCCATGTTCTTTTAAGTTAAAGTTAAACTATATGTCATTTCAACTTTTAAATTAAGTAAAAAGTTCCAATACTCTTATGAAACTAGAACAAGAATGTGTGTGAGAGGTATATAGGTTACCCTACCCCCCTACATTAGGGGGTCATGGGGTTGAATTAGGTTGAGTTCAATCATCGAGTTGAGTTGAGTTCGCATTGCAGTTGACTTGTGACTGCAATGCTCACACCTATATCTCTAACCCACCCATGCTGTGAGGACATGCCCTTTTGCTTACGCAAAACCCCTGTCATCTCTCGCATGCTTCCCTTATGTGTAGCGTACCCACCCCCCTGTATATTATAATCCTTACGTATTTTTAGAGTACCTTACATTACGTTGAAATCTTTTCTACCTACTTTAAGCCCTCTATCTTTAATCTTTTTATAACATAACATGGAGTATAGTATGCGAGAGTCATCTTTATATATAAGAATGGTAGTTAAATTAATAAACGATATCATTTATGAAACAGATAAAGATATAGAAACCATAGAAAACCTACCTAATTATCTTGATAACAGAGATTATAGAAATGATGTTATACATCTTAATGGTAGAATTAAAGGTTTAGAGCTTCTAAAAGAAAAGATAAATACTTTATTCTAATCTTAAAGTAATTGTTAGGGGTAGTATAGTTACTATCCCTAATATATTAAATGTCTCTAAAAGCCCCTCTATCTATAATAATTAATAAATAACCATAGGAGTACAATATGCAAAAATGCACAGAACCTTTACATAACCATCATGATGGCTGTCCAGCTTGTATAATATCAAAAACAGAATCTGATAATATACTAGCAATAAATAAATTCTTAAAAACAGAAAATGATTTATTAAGTGAAAAAATCTTAAAATATAGAGATTTATATAATAATCAATTAAATCGTCTAAATAAAAAGAATAATCAAATTGCTAATCTAAAAAAGGAAATAGCTGATATGGAATCATATATAGCTGGTCAAGATTAACCCTCTATCTTTAATCAATCAAAGGAGGTGTGATATGTTCACATTTTTAAACGTTACAGATAGCTATTGGAATTTTGTAAAAGATTCTGATGGCTGTTTAGTACATGTTTCTGTAGATAAATATCCAACACAGCAAAGTGCTGTGGAAGAAGTACAGAGACAAATTATAGAGCAGTAATTGTATTAGCCCATTACATTCCGTGTAAAAATTCTCCTAATGGAGTTTCTGGAAGTAGTGGGCTTTTACTTTTCTCTCTATCTCTGTCATATCACAATGGTATGGCATAATAGTAAAATAGGAGTATAGTAATATGGACAAATTAAAAAACGTAATGGCTGAATGGAAGTCACAAATTAAAGAGGCTACATCAGAGTTCGTATGGTTTAATAAATCTAAGAAAACAGAAGTAGATGGTAGTGAAGTGTGGATAAATAAACCTATCAATGTATCAGAAATTGCTGATGTCTTATCAGATGACGATAATTGGTTTGTTAATATATTCATAAAAGAAGATGATAAAGCAGTTGAAGAAGTCAGTAGCATACGTGAAGAACTTGCTAAATTGAAGATGGAAATTGTACCAGAAACAGAGTTTTCTTGCAAGAATCAAGTTATTAGATATGCAATAAGAACTAATAAATCATAACCTAATATGTAGTGAGTAGCTGTAATAGTTGCTCACTACATTTTTTTAAAGGTGTTCCTTCATTCTTCAGTCACTCAAATCTTTAACTCGCCAAAAAGCTCGTAAAAATATGCTGGGAGAGTCAGTTTGGTGGCAGGGTAACTACAACAAGAAACGTATAAATAAACAAGAAACACATCTCTCTCTATCTTTGTTTATTCATGTTAATTAGTAAGATAGTAAAGATCTGTCACTAGCGAAAGTTAACGTTTAAACAAATATGCTATTGCAAGCACTCATGAATTAGTAGTTGTCATGCCTGTTTTAGGTACCAAAATCTGTATATTCTAAAAGAAACAGCAGAGTCATAGACACCCTAGTCATCACCTTGGATTAGACTAATTAACTAATCAATCAGGTAGCATAATAAAATCTTTACATATCTCCTGCGACTATGTGGATTCATTGAAATTATTCAACACATAGCGTATACAGTTAAGATTAAATGTAAAGTTAGAGAACAATGTAGGTTAGCGTGGTGTAATAAGGATATCGTCCTACATACTGTTACTCAAACAAGGTTTGCTCTGTACCTTGACACCAAAACAGAGCAAAACGTTATAACAGACGCTGGGATGGACTATGAACGAGGAAGTTGAGAGCCTTAAAACATGGATAATATAAGAGGTTCACCATGAACATCCCAGAAAATATAAGAGGTTATGCGCATTAACATTCGTTAACGTCATGACAGTAGCCACCATTGGAAAAACTATATATGAAATGATAGTTTAGTACAAGGCACGATAAATCTACCACGAGTTTGCAACGATGTGACAGTAGAAGAAGTGTTAGGGTTGTGTATAACCTCTAAAAATTAACAAAAGGAGTATAAAATGATAAAAGTAAAATCAAAAGATGAAATAATACAAAGACTTGTAGATATACTATCTAGCGAACCTACATCTGATAAACTTTATGAAAATGAATTTTATGAAAGCGGTTTAATAGATGCACTTAAATGGGTCTTAACAATTGACGAAGGAGACAAAGAATGCAACGATTAGTAGTAAAACAACAAGTAAAAACATCAGCTCTTATGAAACTAGACCAATCAAATTACAATCGTTCAGCTTATGATTGGAATGATTTAGGAGTTGTATGTCGTGGACATAGAAATGACGAAGGAGTAATTTTAGTTGAAATGCATTTAGGTTTTTTAAAAAACTTAGGTGCAAGAGTAAAAGATTACCCAGAACAACTTATTGATGTAGTAGAAAAATACTACGGAGAACAATATGGTGTAAGACACGCTACTCCACATCTTACTGAAAGAGTACTTTGGAGAAAACCAAAGAATCTAATAAAACTAATTAAAAAGTATAAAGGAAAGGACATGAGAACAAAATGGTAATAACAGAACAAGATTTTGCAGTAATGTGTGCTTGTCATGGAGGTAATCCTGACGATTATTCAAGATTCAAAAACTTAGGTGTTTGGATGTTTGAAGATGGCAGAATCATAGAACAAGAAGAGAAAAACTAATAGTAATTCTCTTAGAAATAAATTAAATTCTAACAAGATAGGGGGAGTAAATATTATCATTTACATATCCTTTGATTGGGTTGCTCCCTCTATCTTTAACAATAATGGAGGTTATTATGAGATGTATGATACATCCAAACGTCAAACCAGAAATGATTGAAACTAGTTATGTAGAGCTAGATTCAATAACTGAAGAGTATGTAACTAAAGGTCACGATGTTTTGTATTGTCCACAATGCTTTGAAGATGCATATGAAAAAGGTAAAACTATGCGTATGCAAATGCAAGCAGCACCTTTTAGATATGAATTAACTAAAGAAGAGTGTAATGCAATTGAAATACAAAATAAACTAAGAGATCTAGAAAATAACCATATTGATAGATGGTTAGAAGGAGGAGAACATAAATGAATAAAATAACATTATTTGCTCAATTAAGTAAAGCATTAGGTTATCTTGCCTTTGCTTTAAACAATGTATTAAAATTTGCTGGTAATGTAACAATTAAAATGTCTGATATTATCACAAATAAAACTAGATATGATGTAGAAATTCTTGTTGAAGGTGCTACAACTATTACACACAAGAATCAAACAGCAGCACAACTAGGTCAATTGTTAAACGATATGGATAAATTTGGTGTTACAGAAGTAATTATAAAACAACATCTTAAACAACAGGAGAAAAAAAATGACAACTAAAGAGCTATTAAAAGACATACAAGAGTTTCTTGACCAACTTGGTACAGCTAAACCATTGTATGTAACTAAAGCTAAAGAGTTATCAAAAGCTATTGATTATCACTTAGGAGTTTATGATAATGTATCTGAAACTAAATAAAGACGATAGGTTACAGTTTGGGGTGCTTTTAACACTAGACGAAGTAGATACAATTATACTTGGTTTAGAAAAGTTATCAGCACCAAAAGCTGACACTTTACAAACAGAGCTTTTTCATTTAAAAGCTAAAGCTAAAATTAAAGGAAGACAAACCTATGGAGAAACAAAAAAACTGTGAACATGAAAACAAAGAATATATTCCTGCAGAAATTGAAAATAACGTGCAGGAAAATTTAGTCTGTTTAGATTGTCACACAAACTTACCATTAGAAAGGGAAGACATATGAGTCCAGCATTTATAGATAATATGATGTACGTTGGAGATACACCTTGGCACAAACAAGGAGTTAGGGTACAAGATGCTCCAACAATAGAAGAAGCATTACAATATGCTAAATTAGGTTGGAAAGTAAATAAACGTAAAACTTATTACTTTGACAACAACATACACACTCAAGCAATGCCTACTGGAGGATACTGCACATATAGAGCAGATACTGGTCAGGTATTAGGTAAAGGTGTGTCTGAAAGATATGGTGTTTTACAAAACGAAGAAGCTTTTGCACCTTTTGAACCATTACTAGATATGGGTTTCAAATTAGAAACAGCTGGTAGCGTTCAAGATGGTAGAAAAGTATGGATACTTGCTAAATCACCAGAAAGATATACTGTTGGAAACGATGATGTAATAGACCAATATGTATTATTGTATACATCACACGATGGTTCAGCTGGTAGTGTCTTTAGACCTACAGGTGTTCGTGTAGTATGTTACAATACTATTGAATTAGCATTATCAAAACAGGCTAAATGGAATTATTCATTAAAACATACTAGTAGCATTAAAGAACGAGTAAAGAATCTTACAAATATAATAGCAAGATCTAACGGTGACTTTAAAACTGCTATTAATGATATGAATAATTTCAACGAAGTAGAAATGAACGAAGATTCATTAGACTTATATCTTGAAACAGTTATACCATTCTTAAAAGACAGAAACAAAGAATCCAAACCTGATATGGATATATTTGTACGCAATACTGCATTACCTGTATATAATAAGATAAAAGATAACTTTTACAATGGTATAGGTAATAAAGGTGAAACACTATGGGATGCATACAATGCAATAACACAGTATTACACACATGACAAACAATACAAAGACTGGGTAAGAACTACACAGTTTGGTGCTGGCTATGATTATAATGTAAAAGCATTTAAAATAGCACAGAAGTTTGTAAACGTTACAAAAAAACAACAACACATTAGTTTAAACTAGGAGGTAATTAATGAGTGACTTTAAAACAGCAACTATTACAGAAAAACTAAATTACATACAGCATGAGCTGAAAGTAAAAAAGTCAAATGTAAATAGTTTTGCTAAATTTAACTACAGAACACTAGATGACATCTTTGAAAATGTAAAGCCGCTGCTAGATAAAACTAGTTGCATTATTACAATTTCTGATGAACTAGTAGACAAAAACAATGGTACATACATTAAAGCAACAGTTGAACTATCTGATGGAAATGATTCTATATCTGTAGATGCATTTGCTAGAGAGTCTGTTGGTAAGAAAGGTATGGATGACCCACAAATGACAGGTACTGCATCAACGTATGCTCGTAAGTATGCTTGCAATGGTTTGTTTGCTATTGATGATACAGAAGATTCTGATAGTATGGATAATCGTAAACAAACATTGCTTAATGGTAAAGAACCTACAAAAGGTCACATAACTGTAGAGCAGAATGTTAAGTTAGATAGATTATCACGAGATCCAGCTTTAAAAGGTTCTGGTACTTCAGCAAAGGTTAGAAAGTTAATTGACGAAAACCCTACTGAAGAAAGAGCTGCTAAAGCTATAACTAAATTACAAAACGCAATTAAAAAAGCAAAGGAGACTAAATAATGGCTGGATGTTACAGACAAGTCGTTAAGGCTAAATCAGTATCAGTAAGATACAATGAACCACCTAAATCATATATGAATTGGAACAATGATGTATGTTTAGATGTTGTAATAGAAAAACAAAGTAAAGATGGTGAGTCTTATGACTACACATTTACTATTTTTGGAAACTATAAAAAAGACAACCCTAAAAACAAATGGGGAAGTGCATTTAAAGTTTCTAAATTCTTTGAAGCTGTAGGTGTTAACACTAAAGATATCAATGATGATATGGTAATACCTGATGCATGGTTTGACCAAGCAGTAGGTAAAGAGTTCTCTTACATTACATATCCTAGTGATAGGCTTAAAGACGATGGTAAACCATTTTGGAATGACTATGACATTGTTATGTCAGCAGCTGCTGGTCAAGATGCTCACAAAGCAGATTTTGACAAGCAAGTAGCTGATGGATGGATTAAAGTCTATGAAGAACCTACTGAAGAACCTTCTGCTGATAGTTCTGATGTAGATGACGATATGGACTTATAATGCATAAGCCTACAGTAAAATCAATATTACTGAATTGGCTTAAATCTCGTATAGATGCTGGTAACTTTTTAGTTGCCAGCCACGAGATTGAGCAAGACCTAAGAGATTATGGTTTATTATTTTACGACACCATGTTTAATGCAGGTACTGCAGGTAGACAATGGCGTGAATTTAAACGTAATCCTGAGCTAATGAAGGCTATTGATGTAAAAGAAGTTAAACAAATACAAACAAAAAGCACAGAACACACATGGGAATTAATAACTATCTAATAGAATACGCAATTAATACAATTGCAAATCGCAAAAAGTTCTGTACGCTTGCTGATTTCAAAGATGTGCTAAACAAAAACAAAGGGAGAGAACTATATCGTAGTATGTTCTTATATCATCCTGATGAAATAAATAAGCATTTTGAAGAAAATGGTAGCGTAGCTAAATATAATGGCAAACAGGCAATAGATAAGTTATATATTGACGTAGACCTAGAAGGACAAAAACAAGGTGATGAAACAATAAATAAAGTTGGTAACCTTGTTAATGACATTCTAGCGTTAGGTGTTAAACATGAACACATTAACGTATGGTTTTCTGGTAGAGGTTTTCACATACATTTACCAGATATATATGGTTTTGAACCTAGCAGCAGCATTGCAGCACAAGTTCGTGCAACTATGCAACGTGATTTTGCTAAGTACATAGATAATATATACGACAATACGAGACTTATTCGCTCAAGCTATTCTCTTAACAAAAAATCAAACAGATATAAAGTTCCTTTACCTTTATCAGCTGTAACTTCTAATGTGTGGGAATACACATATGTATTGGACTTCGCTAAATCCAATTCTAAAATGTACGCCCATAAAAAGTTGCCTGATAAGGTAAGTGAGCTTTACCCTAGTTTACTTCCACATATACCTAGTAAGAAAAATGAAAAAGTAACTAAAGCTATATTTACTAATGTCAAATACAAACCAACAAAGCATATTACATGTATACAACATATGTATAATGCTGGTTACGTACATGGACATAGACATAAGCATTTATTACGTCTTGCTAGTTTGTGGATAACAAAGTTTGGTTTTCCAAAAGAAGCAGTTATGAGTATGGCTAGAACTTGGAACAATTCATTAACACAACCATTACCTAATGAAGAAGTTAGTACTGTACTGAGAAGTATTACTAACAAAGATGGATATAACTTTAGTTGTAGAGATGAAGTGCTTTCTAAGTATTGCGATAGTAAATGTACTTTGTATAGATACAAAGATCTGGATGAAAATATAACAGCAGTTAATTCTAGTCAAATGGCACAAATATTACTAGAAGCTTACACAGAAGATTTTACTAATAGGTCTTTTAACATAAAGGAAATATTTCCATTTATGACACAAGACTATGTAATAAAATGTGGTGAGCTTGTAGTACTTACAGGTGACACTAAACTAGGTAAAACTGCATTCTGGCAATACATTATTGCTAATATAGATATTCCAACATTGTTTCTATCTTTAGAAGTACAAGCTAAACTAATGTCTAGACGATTCTATCAAATTGCTCTAAACCAAAGCAAAACACAAATTGAAAATATGTTTATTGCTGGTGATAGACCAAAAATAGAAGAAGCAGTCAACAGATTAGAACATCTACAAATTATAGATGCCAGTACAGCACCTGACATAAGTCAATACGCTGAAATGGTAGATAAGCATGATGTTAAAATTATTGTTGTAGACACACTAGACGTTGTACAAGCTAAGTTTGCTAAAAAAGAACCATTGCAACAGCAAATATATATTGTTAATGCTCTCAAAAACCTTGCAGTCGAAAAAGACATTATTGTACTTGCAGTTAATCATTTATCAAAAAGTGCAAGTTACAGACATAAAGAAGGTGAAGAGCTTGATGTATATAGTGCTAAAGGTGCTAGTGATGTAGCACAAAAATCTGATAAAATCATAGCGTTTATGGGTAATAAACAAAGTAAAAAGCGTAAGATAAAATCTCTTGCGTCTCGTGATGAATCAGACTTTGAAATAGTTACAGCATTTGATTGGAAAACATTTAGTTTTTCTAAATATGCTTAAATACAATAGGGGGAGTGTAACAGCTCCCTCTATTTATAACTTAAAGGGTAAAAATGAATACAGCAAAAAAAATAACAATATTTGGAGTTCCGTTATTTAAAATATTGTCGAAGTCAGAAAATAATTATAGGAGTTATAAAATAATATTCTTTAAATTTATATTAATTGGTATAGGATATGCAATAAATGAACATTCAGAACATATACATTTTAATATAGGTATAACGAAATTTGAAACAATGATTAACTTTAGCATAAGGAGGAATTGGTTATTATGAAAATATATCCAAATTTAGCATCAACTAAGATGCAACAATTAATATCATTACTAAGTGATTTAGAACATACTGATAGACAACGTATGTCTAGCGATGGTCAAGAAGCACTTGATAATATATTTGAGCTACTAGGCATGCCTAAATATGATGATGTTATTAGAAAATCAGAAGAGGAAGAATAACATGGCTAAATACGAATGGAATGTAACAAGACAAAAAGCTGGTACTGAAATATATGTAAGTAACGCTTATAAAGATTTCTTTATAGGTGAGCAAGACGAACATACTTCAGAAGAATCTGCAAGAATGACTATTCTAATTGCACATATATGTAAAAATGCATTGAATGAGAATAATCCATATAAAGAACATGAGGATTATACAAATGAGCGGAGGTAGAGCAGCTAAACAAAAAGGCAATCGAGTAGAACGAGAATGTGTTAATCTAGCTAAAGATTTTGGCTTTGAATCACGCAGAGCGTGGGGTTCAGATGGAAGATCTCTTGGTTGGCACGAAGAAGTAGATATGACTATAGATAAACAAGGTGATTCTGTACCATATAAATTTCAAGTTAAAGCTCGTAAAAAAATTGGTGACCTTTATAAACCTTGTGACGATGTTTATGGACAAATCATAAAAGAAGATAGAGGAGAACCATTAGTAACGATACGTTACAAAGACTTCTTACTCCTGTTAAAAAAAATAGCAGGGTAGAAGAGTCTTTTTTAAAGTAATTTGGAAAAGGCTGACATATAATAGCTCTGATACTGGTATGTGGCAGAGCAAACTTAAAGGTGGTACTGATTGGCGTTAGTACCACTTTTTAACAACTAGGAGATAATTATGAACAAACTAATCCAAACAGAAATCGAAGATATAACTAGTATCTTAAACCATGTGGAAAGTTTTACATCATGTCCTCACGTTAAAGACGCTGTACCATTACTTAAAATAAAATATAATCGTGTAAAGGAATATATAAATGATTCATATAATAGAGAAATATTTGGAAAGGACTACTAGAGAAAAAGTAGTTAAAGGAAATGGTAGGAAAACTTGTGCATTAGATAAAAAAGCTGATAAAAACATTAAACATTGTAATAAATGTAAACGTTGCTGGGAACCAGTATGCAGACCTAATAATTCTAAAACACAATTTTTATGGTACGATAATTTTCCTGCATATGGAAAGGAAAAACAAACATGTCCAACATGTCTAAACAATATAAACAATTAGAAGAAATGTTATCTAAAGCAATAGATGGATACGATAAAATATTAACAACTAACGCAGATAGCGGCACACTTAAACGCATTGCTCAAGAACATTTAGATAAAATAATACATAACAAAAAATAGGAGTGATTATGAAAGTAATATCAGCTGAAGAGTTAAGTACTAAAAAGTATAACGCAAAGGAATTAACTAGGCAACATGATATGGAAACAATGTACAGAAGAGGTTATCGTCATGGATATTCAAAAGGTATGGATGATGTAACATACGAAGGTAGAAGTAAAATTGCTAAATTCTTTAATAAGGTACTTCTGCCTTGGACTTATTTTATGGATAAAGATTACAGCAAAGAAAATGACTTTCTTACAATACCACCATCACCAAATGCAAAGAGGAAATCATGACGGATAGAGAACTTAGTAAAGCTATCAAAGGCATTACGCCTAAATTAGTTAGGTCTTTAAGTCAAGGAGAGCATTACAATCATAATATGACTCATCATTTATATAGCTATACTACAGAGGGTATAGAATTAGAAGATGGTGAATCATACGTAGTATTAAAAGATAACAAAACAGATGATGAAATAGCTGTATTGTTGTTAAACGAAGACAAAATATCATATCAAATGTTAATCTAGGAGGAACAATGAACAAAAAGCAAATAAAAGAAGTCTTTAAAAACTATAAAGTACAGCTAGGTGCTGGTGCTTTAGAAGTTGTTGAAGACGAATTAAACCGTTATGTAAGAATAATGGCTGTTAACTGTAACAATGGAAACCTAAAAAGACTTACCCCAGATACTATGTGGGTAGCTTTAAGTAGACATGAGTGATAGTATAAACGATGAGGTTGCCACGCTCATACAAGAACGCCTTGATAAAGGTGCAGAAAAGTATGGGCGTGACATACCTTTAACTGATAAAAGAGATTTCTTGCAAGAATCAATAGAGGAAGCATTAGATAATGCTATATATCTTGCATGTTTTCTTATACAAATAAAAAGGGGAATAAAATGAAACTAACATATTATGTTAAAAAACAAATAGATAGTAAAGACATTACAGATGTTAATATATATGGTGCTGATATAGCTGACTATCCAGACTTATCTGACGCTTATATAGCAAATATAACACATAAAAATGTAACTCTTACCGCAGAAGACTGTGAATCGTTACAAGAAGAAAACGATGAATGGTTTTATGAGTTAGCTCTAGAAGCAGCAAAAGAACCATTTATAACTAGTTTACCAGAAGGAGTATAAAATGGGATATAGGTCAGAAGTGGTAGCTGGTGTACCACTAAAAGATAGAAAAAAAGCACTAAGTATAATAAACGAGTGGGATTCTGTAGGCACAGGTATGGTTACTAGATTCTGGCAAAAAAATCCTGATGGTTCTGAAAGAAAACCAGAAGCATACTTTTATATGCAAGCTGATTGGTGGAAATGGTATAATGATTATCCAGATATATCTAAGTTTGAAGACTTTATATTAGCAGATACTAAAAGATTCTTAACTTGTTTAGGTGAAGATGGCGCTCATCATACTGATTATGGAGACTCATCAGACCACGATATATATGTAATGTCAACTCTTGCATTAGAGGGCAACATTAAGTGGGAAAGAAAAAGGAAACAACTATGATAATACTAAACGTTTGGGAATGGGTGTTAAACATATTTTTATTGAGTACGTCTGCGTTTACATTTACAATTAGTATGTATATGTTAGCATTATTCTGCTATATTTTAGCAGACTTTATAAATAATCTTGTAAATAAAAAACGCTATTAAACACCCGTAAAAAACACTAGGTGAGTGTTGTATTGACTAAGGTAATAATCTGTCGATATAACGCTTCCTAGTGCCTAAAAACAATCCCATAGTCGCCTTTATTTACTTACCTTAAGTACAATTTAATTGTCCATAAAGAGTGCAGCTTAATTGCTGCACTTTTTTATTTAGGAAAAAATGAACCATCTTTATAAATATTATCAGGAATATAACCTTCGCCTCGTTTCATCCAAGGTATATTTTCTTTTAACCAGCCACGAACAGATTTTATTGCTTGTTGAGCTGGTTTTGGAGGAGCAGGTTTAAGTCTTTTTTCAAACAATTCTGGAGCATTTGATTTTAATGCTGTTCCGTCACTCATATTCATAAACCATTCTTCAGCAAATTGTTCTTCAAAATCTCTATCTGTAGTATGTGGATGATAATGTTGGTTATAAACTTGATTATGCTCTAAAGAATCTGCTCTAGATTTAAACCCACCTAAAGGTCTTCTTGGATGTGATTGATTTAAACTCCAACCCCTTAAAGTTCTATCTAACTCATCGCCCTTACTTAAAGCAGGAGTTTTTGCAACATCTCCTTCATATCTACCACCTTCATCAATTCCATGACCTAAAATTTCATGTCCTAATTCATGAGGAACTGTTACATAGCCACCAGTATTTCTAGGATTAATCATAACCCTTGCAGTATCACTCATTGCTGTTCTAGGTACATAATACCCACCTGACCTATCAACAGCATTTGATATTGAAGGTACGCTTTTTTGATATAAAGCATTGTAATGTGACTCTGGCATACCTGTATACATTTTTAATCTACCAGAAGTAACTGCTTCTCTTATATCACTAGCTCTTCCTAATAAGCCTAATTCTTGCATATATGAATCAATAGATTCTTCTGGCATAGACTTTAATAGATTATTCATTTCATTTTGACTTACTTCATATTGTCTTAAATACGCTGGATATTGAAAGTTTTGACCTTGTGTCATTTTAAATTTTTCTGACATACTATTCTCCTAATGTTTGGTCTATAAACGCTTGTTGTTGATTACGTTTTTCTGAACGTTTAATTCTACTTTGTATTTGATTATAAGGAATACGCAAAGTTATTTCTGCTGCTCTTTCTGGATTTTCAACAAGTTGTTTTACTTGCCTAATACCTCTACCAAAAGGAAACATAGTATAAGCTGTATAATTTGCAAACTTTTCCGTTTCTCCATTTAATAATTCCCATGCTGAATCTGGTATTCTAGCTATAGGAGGTTTTAATAATTGTAATGCTCCAAGTTTGCTACCCCAAAATGCAGCATCTCTTTCTTTTTTATCACCATATAACAAATCACCCATTGATTGAAAATAATCAAGTGGTGGTGCTAAAGATGTATCAAATATGCTAAACATAAAAGCACTAGCTAATGCAAATAAAAATAAATCTATTGTATACAGTCGCTCAAAGCGTTCATATGATTCAGTACCTTTTTTAAAATTATATAATTTAGCTTGTCTATAAAATTCTTTTCTAACTCTTATTGAATTAAAAACAAACAATTTAAATCTAGATAACACTTTACCTAATGATGTACCCATAGGAAAATTTCTATATGCATTATTATATAAAAATTGACTTATTTCAATTCCTCGTTGCCCCATGTCAAATACAAAATCATCTGCAATAGTTAGATCTCTACCAGCCTCACCAAATTTCTCTATAGCTTGATGACTATGTGCTATCATAGCATTTAATCTATTAATTCTTTCACTATTCTGCATAATAAAAGAACCATATTCTACCATTACATCGTATACTTTATATTTTTTAGCAACATCTTTTACATTAGGAACATCTGGATTATTTCTATTTTTAATAGCCCTTATTATTTCGTTAGAAAAATCTTTTATATTAACGCCAGCATTCTTTAAACTTTTTCTTAAATTAGTATTTACTTCAAATTCATTTTGTATAAAACCATCAATAACACCTTTTTCTTCATAATATTTTAATATGTCTGCTCTGTTTTTTACAAGCTGACCATTCCCCAACTTAACAACATACTTACCATTGCTATTTTGCAATAAAACTTTTTTAGTTCTTTCTGGCATAAAAGCAGCAAGAAAGTTTTTTGTACCAGCTGTACCAGCTGTCATCATACTTCCGCTAAATATATTAGTAGACCATGTACCAGTATTAGCTAATAAACTCATTAACTGATATTGAGCTTCTAATCTACCTATGTCATGTATTTTACGACTAAAGTACTCTTTTCTTAAACTAGCATCTTTAGGAGCGTTTTTAATAAAAGGGACTGCACCTTTAAATTTAGACTGAAATAGCTTTTCAAATCCTTTTACAACTTGCTCATCAGATACTAAATAAAACAAATTAAGTTTATCTTTTAATTTTAAAGGGTCTGTACCTGTAGTCATAGATTCAGAAAAATATGTCTGATGTCCTAATATTCTTTGCAGATATAATTTAGTAAAATCTGCCCAGACTTCTATAGGGTTACTATAGTTACTACCAATAAGATTATTTAATTCTTTATCACTAGGCTTATAATTTCTCATTCTATATAACATATTATCTATTTCATAATTGCCAACTATTTGGGATGCATTTTTATAATAACCTCTAATAATCATATCAAGATATTCCTCAAGAACTTGAGGACTCTTATCATATCCAACCATATCAGTTTCCCTAGAATGTAATACAGATGCTAAACTACCCGCTTCTGACATAGATACATCTAAATCCTTTTCCGTTATTATAGATGATTCAATAATTTCATCTACAGAAAACAACTCTTGTATATTTTCTACTTTAAGTTGTTGTTTAGTTAAATAAGTATCTCTAGCAATTAAAGCTTCTTCTTCACTTTTACCAGATGCTTTAGCTGTTGCGTAAACTTTATTAGCTTTTTCATTTAACCATTCTAACATTTCTTTATTAGCTTTTTCAGTAGCACCAAAATTAATATGAGGCATATATTTATTAGGTTCTATTTGACCTATTCCCTTAAAGCTAGACCTAACTTTTAATCTATAATTTTTTTCGTTTTTAAGAGGCGATTTTGACTGACGCTTAAGTTGTATTATTCTTTCAATAATACGTTCTCTTTGATACCTTTTTAAGCCATCTACGCCTACTATAGAAATAATTTTAGGATTATTGATGTTGTGGTCTATTACAGTTTTTCTAAAATGTTTTAAATCCATAGAACCATCTTTATTCCATTTCATATATTGATTTAATTTTCCATTTGTTTTTTGATACCAAGAATTAAAATCACTATCTAATTCCCAAACTCCGTCTGCATTTGATACTTTATTATTACTTAAATCTTTTGTGTATATCCACTTATCACCAACATTATTAAAAAAAGTAGTAATTTTAGCATTAGTTTCTTCAACAAGTTTTAATAGTTTTTTATTAGTAGGTCTTATCCCATCTTCTCTATAACTATATAATGTTTCCATTAAATTAACTCTATCTTTCATAGACATAGGGCTAAATATTTTATCTAGATCTTTATATAAACCATTTACCCCTTTTTCAAAATCTATATCTACGTTAGTAAACCTTTCAGCAGCATCATGGTATCTCATAATTCTACCAATAGGACTTGTAAATAAATATACTTGCTTGTTAACTAATCCATCCTTTGTCAAAACAGGAGCAAAATAAGATGGATATTTATTTATCATTCCCATTCCTGTCATTGTTTCACTTAAATAGCGAGGGTCAAGTAAATAAAACTTTTTCTTTATTGACATGTCGCCATCTACGCTTTGAAGACCTTTCCAGTATTTATTAATAGCGTGTATATCTTCTATAGTCATCGTAGTTGAGTCTCTAGGCACTACGTTACCTGATAAAATAGAAGTAAAATTAACAAACCAAGCATCAAAATTATCTCTAATATAATCATTGTTTTTTAAAAACCTTTGAAATTCCTTTACTTGCCTAAAGTCTTCTTTTGTATATGCTTTTTTAGTTAAAGCATCTGACATTATAAATTCTTGCATTGTTTTAAAAGGTTGCTTTTCAACATCTTTAAACATTTTATATTTTTCTTTATCAATATTTAATGTTACATCTTTAATACCAATGTCTTGTAATCTATATCCTAATTCATTTATATTTTTATAATAATTAGCTTTCAATTCAAATGGTATAGATTGAGAAGTATGAATAGCTTTGTAAAAACCATTTTTAAAATATTTGTTATTTTTTTTAGGTATACCTGTTATAGGACTTAATAATAAATTGTGATAATAGTTTATTAAAGAATCAGGTAAAATACCATATTTTCTAGCTAATTTTTCTAACTTACCTGATGTTTTTAAAATCTCACTATCTATAACGCTTTGGTCTATAAACTTATTTTGACCAGAAGAATCAACAATCATTTGTTTTAAATTTTTGTTCTCTTTATTTAACCTAGGTATTAATTCTTTTATAATATTGCCTTTAATACCACGTTCTGCCAATGCTTGATGTATGTCCAAAAAATCATTAGTTAATGTTTCAAGTGATACAATATTGCCATAAGACTTACCTATAAAATCCATTATAGCTCCATAGTCTTTATCTCTTGACATATTAATTAAATGTCCAGAGCTTAATATATCTGCTTGATTGCCTAATATTTCTAAATTTTGCTCTATCCACTTCATCATTTGTTCAGTTTTTAAACCAGTAAGTTTGTTACTTACCAGTTTGATAGGAAGATACTCTAAAGTATCTTTGTAATTTTGTCTAATATTATTAAAACTAAGATTTTCTACATTAATTCCCATTTCGTGCATTTTTTGCACAATTTTGACATTAGGATTATCTACATTAGAGTTAGCTATAGTTTTATCATTAATAAATTCTACTGTATGACCTAAATCAAATAAATCATAAAGTTCTGATACTTTAAATGGACTTATTCTATATTCAGCATTATTTCTACTATCACTTGCTAGTCTAATAACGTTAAATAATTTATCATTATCATTTCTAACAATACCACGCTGTCCTACTGCTAATCCTATATCATCTATATAAGATGAATCTACTGTAATCTTACCTATTTCACCTTCACCTAAAAAACCTATAGAGCTATCACTATTGCCTAATATTTTCATTCTAGCTTGGTTTACTTTTAATATTCTTTTAGAATCTTCTATAGCACCAAGAACTGTATTATGTCCAAATCTTGACACTTGACCATATCCAGCAGTTGAGCCTTCACCAAAATTAGATGCTACTATCTTCCCCTTACTATTTGTTATAGTCATTTCAAACAATGTATCAAACAATAACTTTCTAAATTCTGTATAAGGTATTATAGTAGGGTCAGAACTAGCATCTGCACTAGAATTAACTATTAGCGTACTTAAATCTTTAAATACTTTATATCTATCATAACCATATAGCTTACCATCTTTTAGTTTAATATCTGCTTTATAAGATTGCTCATTAATATCTTTTGGAGAGTATTGACTATCAGGAGGTAATTTAAAATCAAAGCTAAATGAACCACCATTTTTATTTATAAAATCATGCCAACCTTGTATAGTTATCTTACCAGATAAACCCAAACCTAAACCATCTTTACCACTTACTGATTTTTTAGCTACTTCTAGTCTATGTGCAGGACTATATTTAAATAAAGCTAGAGCAAGATCTCTAGAACTATTATAATCTGCATCACCTTGTTTTTTATTATAGCCCATATACGCATCTAAATCAGCATTCATATCAGAATCTTTAAATAAATTTTGTATTGTATCTAAATACTCAGGGTCATTCTCCCAATGTTTTCTTTCAAATGCTATATCTGGCTTAGAATAAACATCTAATAATTCTGGATTGATGCCTTGAAATATCTTAACTGAGTCTGAATCTTTGTCTGCACCCCCTTCATACATATTATCTGTGTGGTGAGTAAATGCACCAACACCTCTCTGATTAGTAAAGCCTCTGAAACGTAATACCCTGATACCTGACTGACTGTCTGCAGGTACACGAACAACGAGCATATTAAAAACTTTGTCCCAATCTTTAATCTTGTCAGGGGAAAAGTTCCTAGTATATTGCATCCAAGCTTCGCCAAGATTGACTCGCTTGTTGATATCTTCCATAGTAGCTTTGCTATTATTTTTTTGTAAAACATTTAATTTTCCTTGGTATATAGCTTCTAAATCTTTTTTTGGTATATATTCAATATTAACTTTAATGTTTTTTGCATAATTATCTAAATATATTTCACCTTCTCTAATATTTCTTGTTTTTTTCGCTGGGTCTATATCTACTGCATGCATCATATCTGGAGTAAAAGCTTTTAACCATGATTTAGCAGCAGTAGGTACAAATGGATTTATAAATCTCTTTACTAAATACTTTCTTAAAGAATTATGGTAGTTATCCTTAAATAAAGTATTTCTTGTAACATATGTACCCCTCATTGCTTCATTAATCATTTGATTTGATTCGTGAAAATATCTGTAGTCTGTATCGCTATCAAATTCAAACTCTTCCTCTAAAGAACCTTCTCTGTCTAATTTATTTAATTTATCTAAAAATAAATAAGACAACTCTCTTGTTTCTGCAGTTGGTTCCTGTAATACAAATTCTTTTACAAAATCCATTGGTAATTCAAAAATTCCTACATCTTTAGATAATATTATATTAGATAAATCTTTTATATCTCCATCTATTTTATATTTTTCAACAGCTTCAATAGCTGTTTCGCTACCTTTTAAACTAGGCTCTATAAAACTATCATAATATAAATCAGCAAAGTTTAAAAAATTATAATCACTAGATGTATTAAAATTCTGTAATGGAGCAGTTGCACCACTTACAGCTTTTACAGGGTCTTCATATGTTCCTGTATTAATACGCATTGCGTTTAAAGGTAAATCATAAACAGAAACATTGGGATTGTTAAATTGCATAGGTTTTAATGATTTTTCATTAGGGTCACCTACTTCTAATAAATTAGATTGTAATGTGCCTCTTAACTTTGCAGAGCTATCAAAAACAACAAAATCTATATCATTGTCCATCATCCATTTATTCCAATTTTTATCTGCTCTTTGTAATAATGATTTAGTTAATAAAGCGTTATTACCAATTTGTCCTGCAAATACAGGTTTTAAATGCCCTGCTTGTGGATGGAATCCAAATGCTTTTACAGTATCATCAAACATAGCGTGCCTTGCTATAATACCACCATCAGTATCACTATTACCTGTAGTATCTATATCATTAACAATAACAAGTCTCATCATACCAGATGGTCTACTATTTATAAAGCTTAATGCACTAGCTTCTGCAGACCTATCTGCATACAATTGCATACGTTTATTATAATCTGCTACAGATTTAGCATAACCTTTGTTTAGTAATAAATGTATATTAGAAAGATCCCTTGGGTTTTGTTCTGATATAAAATTATTTAAAATAGCATCATGTAAAACATTTGATACAAATTTACGTTCAAATAAAGCAGCTACATCTGATTTATTTTTTTCTGGCATACCAGATTCTTTAAAATCTTTTACAAGCATATCATTGTAAAATGATTCCATTAATTTTCTATCACTATTTACACTTAATAAGTCTAATATATTGTCTTTAGTATAAACAACTCCTCCAAAATTGTCTATTAAAGGAGCAGCTATTCCAGCTGTTTTGTCTTTTATACCACTATACAAATACATGCCTTGAGACTCTAATCCCTTATCAATATCATATCTTTTAAGATTATCAATCTCATGAGACACTATGCCCATATCATTTTTTTGAGTAAACAATTTATGTAATGAACCATCTTTATTTTGAAGATGTGTAATCATTTTAAATCTACCTTGACCACCAAACCATAAATTATTTATAGGTAAATTATAATAAGATTCTCCTAATGATACTCTTTCTACTTCTTGATTTTTAACTTCAGTTACATCTATTAATCCAGTATTTTGTTCTTTTAAAAACAATACGCTTTGAACAGGAGTAGTATCGTGATACCATTTCTTTTTTAATCTAGCCTCATATTTATTAAATAATTTATCACCTAATATATTTTTCATACCTTCTGCAAAAACTTCTATTTCTCTAACCCCTGTTTCAGAATTGTAACTTTTCCTTGTTACATCAGAAATAGAATCTTGCAATGCATCTGGTGTAGAGTATTTATCAGATACGTCTTTATATATTATCTGAGTTAATGCTTTAGTTTCTTCATTAGGTTTAATAACTGCACTATCAGTAGTATCTATTTTTTCATCATTAGGTATATCTTTATTTACTACTATTACTTTTTTAAATTCGTCTAATACATCTCTAGTATAAAATAAATCTGCTGTTTCGCTGTATCTATCCTTTAATAATTTTTGGTCACCTATTGGGTCACTACCATCTCCAAAACTTGGATTTTTTTCTTGCAATCTTTTTATTGCATCTTGCTCATGGTTTATCTCTGGATAATTTCTTCTTAACCAGTTTAATGCTTCTCCACCAGCACCTGATACACCATTTCCAAATTCTGCTTCTCCAATATCTTTAGATATAGGTGCATCATATAATATATAATCTTGAGCTTTTTTATCTAACTTATTAAAATCACTTGACCTTTTAGGATTCATAACATCTCTTATATCTCTAGAATAAGTATTGTCTTTAGTGTACCAATTAGATGCTTCTTTTTCATAAGCTGGTCTGGTGTTATAACCAAAAAATCCACCTAATAAATAATTATATATTTGTTGTTCTGCTGGTTCTTCTCTAAGGGTACTAGGCAATCCCATAAAAGCAGATGCTACACCTGCTCTTAACATTTTGTTAGCTTTATCTACTTGTTCTGGAGTACCTTTATATAAATTACCTACAGATACAAAATTTCCTATACCTCCAAATACACCACCTGCCACAGCACCCCCAACAAATGCATCAGCCATTTCATCTTGACCTTTCCAAACACTACTTACTGCACTAGCAGCCCCAAGCCCTAAACCTTCTTCCAATATTTGTCTTTGAACAGAACCTGCTCTTAAATAATTTGCTACGTCTCCACCAACATTATCTATTAATTTACCCACATCTTTTTTAACTGCCCTAGATGCAACCATAGGTAATGAAACTTTATCTAATAAATTAATACCAGCATCTACTGCTCTGTATAAACGTGAACCGCTGTATTTAGCAAATAGAGATAATGGAGCTTTCATTATACTAGGAGCAAAACCAGCTAAATGACCTAATTGCCTAAAGATTGCCTCTCCTGTTGTTCGAGGTTCTCTAGGAATTAAATCCATTGTAGTTAAGCCTTCAATAAAACCAGACTGAGCTTGTTGAAATGCTCTTCTTAAACTAAAATTACTTTCTAGTCTTTTAAAATTTACGCCTTGTTGTTTTGCTAATTCTTCCAGCACATCAAGCTGGTCATCATTAAACATATCAGGGTTAGAGCGATATGTATTTATTAGGTCTTGTACTTTTAAACCTTGGTAATAATCTGACAATTAATATGTTCCTTCATAATCACCAGCTTTTTTAGAAGCCTGTACTTGTAAATATGGTAATAATCCCATTATTAAATAACTAGGTAGACCTGCAAATGGTCTAGCTAATGCTAGTAATTTAGATGCTTTACTCATCTTACCAAAAGCTTTTGTATTTTTAATTAACCTAGCCCCTCTTCTACTAGCATCTATTTCTTCAGCTAACATAGGCAAAGAAGTTGCTAAATTTATATTAGCAGCAGTAGATGCTACTTCTTCATTAGGAGCTAACATAGCTAATAAAGATGCTGGGTTAAGTTGTGTTGCAACTCTAGAAGCCATCATTACAGGTTTTAACCTTTTATAATTTGGATTTCTATATTGTTCTGCATGTCCTAATTCATGAGCAGCAAATCCATATCCACCCCTAGCAAACGATGCTTTATTCTGACTAGGGTTATATGCGTTTGCATTACCTTTCATCATATCTTCAAAAGGATTGCCAGAACTTCTATATTGATTTATTTTTAAACGAGGATCTTGTGCTTTTGCATTTCTAGCTAATTCACTTGTAAATGACTCATCATAACCACTTAAGCGATTTTGCATTAAAACGTTTAATAAATTACCACCAATTCCAGTAGCATATATAGGTAACTGCGTACCTAATCTATCAGTAAAACTATTTCCTTGATGCTCTTGCTGATGCATTAATACATTACATTTCTTGGGCGTTCAGAAGTAGGAGCTATACCCATTTGTTGCATTTGCTCTAACATTTCTTGAGTTTCTCTATCTTCAGACTGCAAAGCTAAACCAATAGCAGCACCACCACCACCATAAGTAAAAATATCTTCATTGTCTCTATAAAAATCTCTAGCTCTACTACCTATATCTCTCATTCTATCTTTAAATCCACCTCTAGAATATTGTCTAAAAGTTTGAGGAAAAGGTAAATTACTTACAGCTCCTATATTTTGACCAGCCATACTCATTTCCTGTGCTTTTCTTCTTACTGCATCAATAGCTCTGCCAGCTCCTTTTGCACCTTTATATAAACCAATTCCACCTACACCTATACCAGCTAATGAACCAAATCCACTTGCTATAGCATCAATAGCAGTTTGTCCATAAACAGTTTCACCTCTTGAACGAGGCTTTAAAGAATTAGGAAGTAATCCTAATGTTGCTGTATTTCCTAATGAAAAAGCTAAATTTTTTAAAGGTTTCGATTCTCTTTTAAATTTATTACCTGTTTTAGCAGCTAACAATGCAATCATTTCTGCTTCTTGGTCATTATACTTACTAGGAGTTTTGTTATAATCCTCAATAAGTTCTCTTACTTTTTTATAATCCATTTTAATATCCTATTTAATTGTAATTGTTGGTTGGTTACCAAATGTATAACCTGACCCACCAAACTGATTAAAATACTGTTCTTTTAATGCAGGGTCATTAACATAAGGATTGTATTGTGGTTCGTAAATTTGTGGAGCGCCACCTGTTTTTTTATCAAACTCATCTCTAAAATCTTCGTCACTTTTTACTATATTATTATAAGCCCACTCACTTAAATCTAACCTGTCTGGATATGGGTCATCTATAAATCCTAATTTATGAGCCATGCTTTTACCTAAACCACTAATCATTCCTGGTAACGTAGCATTTTCAAGTAAATTCATAAAACTTACATTATTAAAATTAGTTTGACTATCTTTATAAGAATCTTCATTACGTTTATATTTTTCATAATTTTCTTCAGTTTTTTTTCTAGTAGTTAAAGCCATAGCTAATTGCTCATTAGCTTTTCTAGATTTTTCTAAATCTTCATCTGCTTTTTTATCACGACTTATAGCATATTTAAATTGTTTATCTCTAGCTTCTGCTTCTTTCATTCTAGCTTTATAATTTAAATCTTGCTGTCTTCTTCTCATAACTGCATTTAATAAATTACCAGAACCTTCAGAACTGTAGCCTGTGTAACGCTGTTGCATTTGTGGTATTATCATTACGCTGGTCTCCCCATACCTAATCCTGCTCCTGCAAGATTAAATAAATTATTAGTTAAATTATTACTGTGTGATGCTCGTGCATTTTGATTTTGAACTTGTTGATTATAAGCAGAAGTTCTTAAATACTGACTGTAATCATTTTGATTTGTTGTGTTAAACTGAGTATTTTGCAACATTCTAGCGTCCATTTGACCAGCTAATTGACCAGCTTGTCCATAAGCATTCAATGCCATTCCACCAAAAGCTTGCCCTAATTGCGCACCTTGATTCATTATACCTAGTTGTCCTTGTGCAAATTGATCACCTGCTTGTCTGTTAGTTATGCTATCATATACACCACTCATGCCTGTAATACCTCTAGCAGCCATCGCTGCATTCATATTATTCATAGTTTGATTTTGCATATCACCAACATTTCTTCTTAACATATCAAACTGCCTATTGTTATAGGTAGAATTAGGATTTAAAAAATTTCTATAATTTTGACTAAATTCTTGCCCTAATCCTGACATACTATTCATATTATTTGTTAATGCTTGGTTTGGATTGTATTGCGATTGCTGTAAATCAAAACTAAAATCTTGATTTATATTTTTAGGTTTATTTCTAATTGAATTATATAAACCTAAACCTGCTCCTAACGCACCTACTCCTAAACCTACTGCTCCTAATAAACTTCCCATACTACCTGCTCCTGTTGATGTGCCAATTGCTTGTACAGCAGGTAATGCTATAGGGTTGTTTATACCCCCTCTTATTATATTACCTGTTCCTGATGAACTAGGTAAGCTTAATAAAGCTCCTGTATTTGTACTTACTGGCATCTATTCGTTATTTAATGTTAATGACGTTTTAGCCCAACCTTCGCTTGTACGTCCTTGAATTTCATAAGATGTTCCATCGTTAGATTTAACTACTCTAATGTCACCTTCTTTACCTGACGATTCTTCTTTATCAGTAACAGTATCTTTACTATTTACTGCACTAATAAGCTCGTTTAAATCATCATAAATCTTGTCTACAACTCTTTGTAAATTGTTATCGTTTACTTTTTGTGAACGTTTTTTACTTATCACGTCATAGCCTTTGTTCTTCTTAGTCTTCTAAACACAAGTCGTAATGCATCTATCGTTGCACTTGAATCACCAGTAACTGCAATTTTTACTTGTGCATGGCGTGATATTTTTTTATTTGTTAACGCTGTATAACTAGTACTGTTTTCAGCAGTATTTACTGTAATTGTAGGGGTATTATCTTCAGATAATATTTCGACTTTATATAATTTTTTATCTGTAGTAGACTCACCCATTGTAAATTTTTTACTATACCATTTAAAATTATCTAACCTTGTAGAACTTTTAGGGTCAAAAGGTTGAATTAATCCATTGTCTGTATCAGATACTAATAACTCATTGTTTTTGCCATGTACTGCACCATACGTATTAAAATCTGTAGTTGTACTGCTATTAGTTCTATTCCATACATCCCATCTATTTTTAGGCATTGTATAAACCAAACATTGAGGAACATAATAATATGTAATTGTTGTAAATGTAAGCGTTGACACAGCACTAGATGTAGCATTTTTACTTAAATCAAATCTTTGGTCGTTATCTACACTAGCAACTATTGTATCTGCAGGTATATGACTTCCTGTTACTATTTGATTTGGAGCTATATTTGAATTTGCAACATCAGATGTTACAATAGTATCATTATTAGTTAGATTGCAACTATGTGTAAAACTAGTTGATGTAGTATATTTATAAGTGTAAAAAAAACAAAAAGCCTTACGATGTGAATCATAGGTAGCTACAATATCTCCAGAGTAATCATTAGTACTATAATTGCATAGTTTTTCTAAAGATGAATATGAATTATAAGTATCATCTATTTGATGAGCTTTTTTAATCTTAGCTCCAATGTCATTAATGCCCTGTCCATTATGTAAATAGATACTATTCTTATCTATAAAACACATACCTATTTCTGAAGACACTACTCCATTCTGATTTCTACACCCTATGCCTTTTATAGTATCTTCTATATACATACCATCTGGATTAACTACGTATGTCTCATTTTCAGAAAACACATACAATCTGCCATTAAACGATTCCATTGCAGTTGCTTTACTAGGTAATAATAAAAAGTCTTTAGCCCAATTAAATTGATCAAAGTTAAATGGTCTAGATTTAAACAGATAATTAGTTGCATCATCTATATCTATATGCGAACAATCTGTTATGTATAAAAAATTATTTACCTTAGCACTAAGTCCATATTTAGGTATTGTATTAAATAAAGCTTCTGATATACCTGTTCTAGATTCATAAGATGCATAAGAAACACCAGTATCAAGAATAGTTTTAGTATAAAAATTTCCCCAATCAGGATTAGTTGTACTCGTATCTGTATTTAGCCATCCATATTTTAATGAAACAGTTTTTATTAATCTAAAAAATCCAGTTGGGGTAGCAGTAGTACCACTTGATGTAGACCTATAGATATTTACATGACTAACACGTTTACTTAAATTAGTTACATATAAATTAATTGTTACGTCTATTGATTCAGTTGAGCCAGAGCTTAAACAATTTTCTTTTTCCCAAGGAGATAAGGGAGATTCTTGATACCCATCATAAATAAAAGAAGTAGCATAAAAATGAGTATCAGAAGAGTTTAATGTTCCTACGTCTGTATTTACTGAAAATGATAAATCTACTTCACTTTCTAATTTTGCAGTTACTGTACCTCCAGACAAAGTTGCCCATCTTGGCAAATTAGAAGTAGAAAATATGTTATATACATCTCCTGTTCCATCTACAACTGCATTAGCTAAACTTCTACTTCCAGAAGCAAGTGACTTACTTAGATTGCCGCCATTAGTTGTGCTAAATGGAACTTTAGTAATATGATGTAAACTAGCAGTACCTACATTTCCTAGCTCAGTAAGAGTTAATTTATTTGATCTATCATGTCCTTTAAATTGGTATAAATCTGCAACTGCTGTTGTTGTAGAAGAAAGTACAAAAACTTTACCCCCACTTCCACCATCTGCTTTAGAACTAGAACTATTTGCAGTATGGTCATGTTTTAATAATTGATAAAACCAAGTACCTGCATTGCTATAACCTCCATTTTTTCTAAATTTTACTGAGTCATTACCAACACTTGGCAAAGTCACTCTCATAAGTATTCCACAATACCCTTCACTACTTGGAGGTTCACTTAATGGTAATTTTGGAATGGCAAATTGAAATAAAGCAGCACTATTATCACTAGCTTTTACCCAATTGCCTTCTGTTGATGGATTACTAGCTTCACCTAACCAAGGCGTTCTATCTGTTATATTACCTGTTGAAGTTCCTGACGCTATTGTTGCACCACTTACTATGTATGATTTTAAAACATTATATAAAAATCCTTTTCTAGCTGACCCTGTATCATCAAATAATATTGTTTTTTGACAACTAATCCATAAATGATTATCAATATCAATACAATCAGTTACTAAATCATCATTTGGAAAACTAGCTACGCTTGAAATTATTGAAGCATCCATTTCCTCAGTATCAATTTTTATAATTTTTATAAGACCACTTACTTCATCTAACACCCAAAGATTTCCATCACTTGCTAAACACATAGCTCTTGTTTTAGTAAAGTAATAAGACGACCTTTTTACTAACCTTGTTTGTGTAACATCAAATTTATAAACATAATTTCCATTTTGACTTATTCCATATACATACGTATTAGATGCGTCATTTACAATAGTGTGCATAAGTGGAAAAGGACTAGGTGATACTAATTCAGCATTTTCTGATTGTAATCCACTTGGAACAGAACCTCCAAATTGACCATAAGGTATATTACCTACCCATTTAGCATCTTTAGTTTGCCCTAAACCTATATGAACTTCTTTGTTATTTGTTTGCATTGCTGGAATTGTACCAGAACCTAAATTACTTTCTTCTAAATTAG